CCACCAAATTTCATTAAAGTTTGAGTTATGTCCACCACATGAAACCCTGCGGAAGTTATATTGTAAGTTGTCATACACAAAGTCATGGGTTTCGCATGGGATCTCTCTAACATTACCATCGTAAATAAAGAAAGCGTTTTCACCCATCCATGCTAAGAAGTTACCAGCCGAGACAACTGTTCTTGGGCCTGTTACTCGACAGTTTGTCCCAGCATCTTGAATACCATAAATAAAAGGTGATCCAGCATAATAGACTCTAGCAATACCTGTATCGGTAAAGATTACGATGTCTGTTTGCCATTTAATACCACTAAGGATTTTACCGCCTGTTGGTATTTGTAAATCACCAGCAGTATTAGTAGATGCTGCTGTCCATGTTGTTGTAGTTTCTCTTGATGACCAAGCAATCTTTCTTGGATCGCCACCTGCTCCTAATGCGATAACGTGTCGTTCATTACTAACCAATACACCAGCACAATTAGTTGGAGCATTCGTTAGAACAATACCTGTTGCATCGGGTGAGCCTGAACCTGAGTCTGGTCTCCATTTATAGATCTTGCCATCACTTGCACAACAAAAGAGCAAGTGTTCGCCAAAGTTATCAAAAGACCAAGACTGAGAATCAAAGAATAAACCTGATTGACTTCTTGCATCTCCGTAATCTTCTTTACCATATTGGTATGCACCAAATCCTAGTGCATCTTCTGATGCGTCAGTTACAAAACCTGATGGTGTAATGTCATACCAAGTACCATCAAATAAAACATAAATCTTTTGTCTAGTGCCAACAGCTAAAACATTTTTACCCGCATTTGTTTTATAGGCATACATTCCTGTTGGAGTGCCAGTAAGAGCTGTATCTTTTAGTTTTTCCCAACCACCGATAGGTTTGAGTGAACCATTTTGAAAACGAATAAGATCGCTGTCTACCCAACGCCCTTTGTTTGAGTAATCAGTTCCGTTGGTTACGATTCCTGGTGGTGGAGTTACGGGTAGTAACGCCATGTTTTACTCCTCGGGTGGAGTTGGCCATTCACCTAATGGTCGAACTGGTGGTTCAGCATCGTTGTAAACATACAAGGCTGCTAACTCATCAACTGTGGTACAAGCATCAATTTTGCTTTGCATATCTGCTGCTGTGCTTCTGACATCAGTTCTAAAAGTAGACCAATCAGCAGGAATAGCTGTACCAGCTTCCTGTTCTCTGACCACATACCAATCGTTAGGCTGTAATAAACCATAGGCTTGATTGATAATTACTTGATTGTGATTCCATTTAAGACCATGAGTTACCTCACCAGTATCAGGATCAGTTGTATCGTCTAAGTTTTTATCTGTAGCTGTACCATAAGATGCAGTTACCACATCGTTATCAAAATCAAAAGTTTGATTGGTGTTAATGTAATAAGCTGGATCTTTATAGTTGCTGTTATCGACAACTACTTCATAAATGCCTATTGCTTCAAGTTCTTCGCTAGACCAAAGCATAAAGATATTTTGCGGATAATTTACATCCTCAATGGTTATTGATTTAGGTCTGTTATAAACTTTACTTACTTCGTTGTTTTCTACTAATGCCCACATATTAAAATTATACTCCTATCTTGCTGTTGTTGGTATGCCTGTTGATGTTACAAATGGATTTTCTGCAAATGCCATGTAGATATGAACATCTCCATTATCATTTGTCTCATTATCACTACCCCTTAATTTAAAACCATTAGAAAGAAAATCTATAGATTTACCACCAACAGCACCCTCAGCAATACTCGAATTTGCCAAGAGAACATCATCTGCCGTGTTAAATGTGCTTCTTTTATTATCGTATATATTCCAGTTAGTTGTATCAGCTGTATTTTTTTGCATTATCCAAGCAGGTTTAAAGCCTGTATAAACAAACGGACCATCTGCATTTCCATTACCGACATAAGAACCAAACTTGCTGTAGCCTTGAACACTATGAAAAGCATACATCACATAGTCATAAGTGTTTCCTGCTGTTTGTGATGCTGTTCCTAAACCTACAGTTGTAGATGTTGGGTCTTGATTGCCCCACCAGCCTGAATTAGTAACTTCTGCATTGTCAGTATCTAGTCTTAAATATTTAGTCCAACCTACAGCAGTTGAGCCTACTGCCCAGTTTCTTGCTAAATCTCTATTTTTAACAATAACTAATTCAGGAGCTTGATTTAAGCCATGTCCTACAGTTGGATTAGTTTGTGAAGTTCCTGTGTAAGTAATGATGCTAAAACCTGCATCAGTATTGGCTTGAACAGTAGCACCACCTGTTAGTGTTCCATCCGTATTGCTTGAGGTTGTACCACCATTGGCTTTCCATTGCCATGCTACATAATTTTTACCTGTTGCGTTCCAGCTATTTGAGTTACCATAACCAAGAGAAAAGCCATCGCTATTTAAAGAAGTTATGCCATCTCCATCTGTCTGTACTGCTTCTGCTGCGGTATTATCAGGTTGCAGATAACGATAAACCCCACCAGTAGCACCTATTGTTGAATCTTGGGAAAGATGAACATTGGTAGTAGTTCTACTTTTGTTCCAAACCCAATCAGGTTGTAAATCACTGTTTCCATCGTTAGTAATAGTTTGAGTAGAGCTATTACCTGCCCATAAAGCAGTCTGAAAATGTGCAGATGGGTCGTCTATATTTGTATAAGCCATTATCCGTACTCCGCTAAGTTTTTAGTGCATAAGGCATAGTAGCCTGATGGGGGTGCGTATTCAAAAGTTCCGTAGCCATTGGCATCACTTGCTGCACTTGAGATTGATATGGTTGTGTAACCTCCAAAGTTTGTTTCATTGGTTGAACTGTTAGTGCCTATATAGGGCAGCAAAAGTCTATCAGCCAACCCATCTAAACTTATAGCACTTCCTATAATACTTCCGTTTTGATAATAGCTAATTTCATTATCATCCATATTTAAAGCAACTGCATAAATATTAGAAGTTGAAAATGTGTAGCTTAAAACTGTATCGTCTCTAAGACTTCCTGTGTCATTTATTTCTACTGTGTTATCACCATTATATAAAAACAAAGTATATTGACCAGCTAATTCAGTTTGAGAAGCTGTATCATCTTGAACACCCATCCAGCTTATAGAACCACCCATTTTGTATTCCCAATACCACTTGCCAGAAGTAACTCCCATAGTTGCTTTGGCTTGTGTCCATCCACCAGAAGATTCTGCTGTTTTTGTTGCACCTTCTGTGATAGTTGGATTTCCGTTAGAATTTGTATAATTATAATTAACATTCCAAGTAGCAAAATTATTAGTAGGCGTGTCAGTTGCTTGGTCGGCTGCTGTGATGTTTTGTAATAAAAAATCGTTGTTTTCACCACTTGAATCATTGCCTAAATCGCTTGAATCAGAAAAGTCTAAATGAAATCCCTGTGTGCTATACGAGCCACCTGTGTATTCTTTTGGTATCCAAATACCTGTATCTTCGTCAAACTCACCAAAGTCTGTAGGTGCTAATGCTTGACCATCTATTTTATATACATCAGCTATATAACCTGCAAAATGTTTTACTTCACTTGACCTTCTACCTATATATATTCCTGAAGTGCTGTTTACATTACCTTCTTGATTTTGAGACATATAAGTTTCTGTAGAAAATGAAGTTTCTTGAACTCCATTAATATAAAGTTTTGAACGATTTGATGCAGTTGATTGAGTAGAGTCATTAACCCAAACAACATGATACCAAGCTGAAGTATCTCTAAAAACTCTATTAGTTATTAAATAAAGACCACCGTTTTCAATAACAATTTTATCGTCAGTAAAAAATCTTATATTTCCATAAGTGCCTTGACTATACATAAAAGCACTTTCATAACTTAATTCAGTTCTTTTAACCCACATAGAAATAGTCCATGTTCGTCTATTCCCTGCTGTTAAACTATTTGTATATAACATTTCACTATTATCAGGCTCAAACTTCAAAGAGTTATCAATCTCATACCCACCAGTAGATAGGCTTCCTCTATTTGCTGTACGCTGTAGCGTTTCCATATTAGGTTTGTGCTAGGTTTTGAACTCTACCGATTTCTTGCCATACAGAGCCATTATATCTAAATGCAAATATATCTGTTTTATTTGCTGTTGCTGTAACAGTAGGTGCAGTTGAGGCTGCAAATTCAAACACAGTATTCCAAGCAATTGTTCTTGCTGTACCACCTTGTGCTATCTCGACAGAAATAATTGCACCCTCTACTGCGTTAGTTGGTGCTGAGAAAGTCGTGTTCTCTGTGGTGACGTGATAGGCGTTGGCTGCTGCTGCTGCATCCCAAGCTACTGCGTTAGAACTTGAAGTAATTGCAACTTGGGAAATATTTGCTGAAGTTGAAGCGGTAACTATTCCTGTTACTCCTAAAGTTCCAGCAACAGTTCCATTTACATCAACATCTAAAGTATCAACATGAGCAGTACCATCTAAAAATAAATCTTTAAATTCTAAAGAAGAAGTACCTAGATCAACATCATTGTCAGTAATAGGAGCAATAACTCCGTCTGCAAAAGTAAATTGACCTGTACCACCTGCTGTAAAAGCCAAGGTATCGGCAGCACTAAAATATAAACCGCAATTAGTATCGCCTGTATTAGTAAGTGCTGGTGCTGAAGCTGATCCATCGGTGATAGAAACCACTCCACCAAAAGTTACTGCCCCCATTGATACAGCAGTTCCAGATGAACTGAAAATTGCATCAACTGTATCTAAGTCAGTATTAATTTTACCACCCCAAGTATCAGTAGATGCACCAACCTCGGGTTTGGTTAAGTTTAAATTCGTTGTAAATGTATCTGCCATAAAAAATTACCTGTTTTAAGCTGCTATATCAGTCCAATTCGTTGTTGATGGTGTCTGATTTGTCCAAGTTGTTGTAGCTGGAGTTTGCGTTGTATAAGTCGTAGTCGCTACAGTCTGGTTCTCCCATTTTAAACTACCTATCGCAGAAAAACTACTTGTTTCTGCTATGGTTGATGCTCCGCCATGTGTTTTATTTGCATTGGCACTAAATGCACTTTCTTGTGCAATGGTCGCAAAACCAGCCAATGAGAATACTGGAACACCGCTCATACTAGAAGTTTGCGCTAGTGTTGCTGATCCTAAATGGATTAAAACACAATCAGCACTAAAGCCACTTGTCTGAGCTAGGGTTGCTGATCCGTCTTTTACTATTTCTCCAGCACTTGTCATACCAGAGGTTTGAGCAATCGTTGATGCTCCTAAATGTAAGATACCACCCGTTGCACTAAACCCAGAAGTTTGTTCTATGGTAGCTGATGCCAGGTCAATTAATTGTGCTGTAGCACTAAAGCCTGATGTTTGCGCTGATGTGGCTGAACCAAGAGAAACAACCTGGCCCGTAGCAGTAAATCCACTTGTTTGTGCAAGTGTTGATTGACCTATTAATACTAAAGTACCAGCAGAAGTAAATGCGCTGGTTTGTGCTGATGTTGCAGACGCACTAAGAAGAACGCTAGATGAAGCAGTTACACCTGATGTTTGTGCGATTGTTGCGGATGCAACTTCATACTGCGGAGTGCCATAAGCAGCTACTCCGTAGTTATATGAGCCATAGCCTACTGAGGCCATGATATTAAGCTAATGTTACGTCTAATTCGCCAGCATTAAATCTGAAAACATCACCACTTGTTACTGCTTTTGATGTTGTCAAAGCTGCCCAAGCCATTAAGTTTCCACTAGAAGCTGCGTCAAAAATTCCAACATGAGTTACAGTTCCCCATGATCCAGTAGCAGTTACAAATTCTACTGCTGCACCATTGGTTGCTGTTGTTGGAGAAGTTCCTGATACAGTCATTGCTGCCATGCTTTTACGAGCATAAGAACCACCAGAACATTCTGTTCCGCCACCTGTGTCAGATGGTGCTGCGGTAAATAAGCCTACATATAAAGTAGATGGTGCTGAATACGCAGAACCACCAAATACATGATCTAAAACTTTATCTTCTAAATAATCACTAAATCCAGCCATAGTTTCTCCTGTTAATTATTAGACCAGTAATAAGTTCTTTTACCAGCCTTGCCGTAAGTTTTTCTTCTCTGCATTAAAGATCCTTTTCCAAATGCAGCCTTTTCTTGTTCCAATCTTATTTCTTCTAATGCCTTCTCAAATTGAGTTGTAAATAATGGAATTCTTTCATCTTCCATTAAAAATATTGAAGCGTGTTTTAGAGATCCATACAAATAAACATCAGGATGATCATTTGAAACAAAATTAGAAGTATTTGAATCACTTAATGGATCTATCTTACCATAATAAGTTAACTGTAAGGTATAAGAACCATCAGGAGTTGGTGCTAATTCAATTGAATCATCTACCATTGCATAATAAACGGGTTGACCAACAACATTATTATTTGCTTTTCTATATACATCTAAACTTTCGATAGATTGTTGAAACAATGGTGAAAAGTTATTAGATGTAATTTCTACATTAATAGCTTCTTGCCAGTCAGTTGGTACAGTTAAATATTGGCTATCTGCTACTGCAGTAGCTCTTTTAATCATTTCTTTTGTTCTTAATCTTCTATTGAGTTCAGCTTCGGTGCTGTCAATAAAGGTGTCAATGTATGACGTTAAATCTGAGCGATTTAAGTAATTTGCGATATTAGTTTTTAATTCTGCGTATGTCATACTTTACCTTGCCATGTTCTGAAAACATTGTTGTCCGGGTTATTTAACCACTTTTTCCATGCCGCTCTGTCTCTATCCCAACCCTCTCGGACTGCTTTTTGATAAATTACCATTGGAACTTCAGCGATGTGTCGCAAGTCTTTTCCCGGCTTAGGTGTATTGTCCCTTAGTTTTTTAACGTGGTCAATGACGGGGTTAACGTCTTGAGTCGTGTGATAAATAAACTTGTCATCTTCGGTAATAAACTCTGACTTGAAGCCAGCTTTATCGTCAGTAACAGTTTTTTTTAATGTCATAAATAAAAAGGCGGGTGGCTTTTACACCACCCTAAATCAAACTAACTTATGAAGTTGTTAAGTCAGCAACGACACCATGAGCAGCTTCATTGGAAACTTCCAATCCATACTCACAAATAATCATTTTTGTTACTGCATCGCCTATTGTTGCGATGTCAACTACTTCAAAGTCTCTTAAATAAGAAACTTTTGCAAAGTCAGGATCAACCAATAATAGTGATCTTTCTCTGCTGAAGTTAGATGGTACGATTTTTAACTCACCAAAGTCTGATGCGTAAATAGAAACAGAAGCCTCTACTGTGTTTGCATCAACCATTTGACGAGCTGAACTTCTACCTGTGAAGCCTGAGATTTTCTGTTTGTTAACAGGGCCACAGATTGCCATTGAAGGCTCTCCACCATTTGTGAAGCAAAGCTCCAATACATCTTTAAGTAGAGTTTCAGTTAAAGCTCTTTGAGTTCCGTCTGTTGGAGCAGCACCGCCACCTGTTGATGCACCATTAGTTCCTCTTGAATCGTTGGATGTAATCCAAGACTCGAAACCACCAGTTACACGAGCAGTTGTTGCGTTACCAGTTGTTTTAGCGCCTTTTTGACAGAGAGCTGTTTCCATATCTCTTTTAAGTGCTTTAGACATAATAGCAAGTTGATGAGCCATTTCTGACTTTTTACCTGCTGGATCACTAGCTTGTTGAGAGCCAGTTACAGTTGCATCTCTTTTAGAGATCATTGCTACATTGCTGTTTCTAACAGTAGCAGTTGAGGCTGCTCTTGATAGTTCAAAACCCTCAAGATTACCAGCTCCACTTGCTGTTGGTAGAGATTCACTTTGCCAATCAAAAACTACATTCTTGATTGAATTTTTTCCGATTGATGACATGAACGGAGTTGTCTGAGGAGATATGTTATAGATAACATCACTTAACTGTTCTCTATCAGAAGTAGCCGAATATGTATCAAAAGCATTTGTTACTTTTGCCATGATATTTTTCCTATATTAAAAAAGTTTAAATAATTTGTTCAAATAGTTTAGCCGCATCTTGGACTTTTCCAGTTTTGGCTAAATTCTGACGCGCTTTTTTCAGAGGTGCTGAAGTTTTTGGTGCATTTGAAGTACCGGGTTTAGCAACTCGAGCCGCAGCTTTCTTTTCAGTCGGCTTTTTCTTGGTAGCTAGTTGTGTTTTATGATTTAACCAAGCGTCTCTTAATATTAAAAGTTGCCTGTAATCCACAACACTATTTATATCTTGCTGAGTATATCCTCTTACATTAACGGCATAATCAACTATTGCTGCTTTTTCTGTTGCTGCAACTTCTGCATTTTGCCATTCAGGAATTTCATGAAGTAATTGCTGGTTTCCGTACTCAACAAACTCTGCGAGTTTCTTCTTCTGATCAGCTTCTTGCTCTTGTTGAGTTCTCTGCTGTTCAGCTTGTACAGAAGCTAACTGTTGCTTCTTGTCATTCCAAACATCCTTTTCCCGGATGTATGCAATTGGATCTGCTTGATATAAAGCATCCCAATCAGGTTCATTTGCTAACTCACTCTTCAATCTTCCCTCTAACTTGGGTAGCAACTGAGAATAAATTGCGTCTTTTTGCGCTAACTCTCGTTGTTGAGCTTCAATAGTTTTTCTCTGTTGAGCCAATTCTTGAGTTTTACGCGTATAGTCTTTCTGTCGACTGTATCCACTTTGGAGTTCTTCGAGGGTAACCTGAGTATCTACACCATCAACTTTGATTGTGTACATCTGAGGTTCTTCGGTCTCCAAGTCTTCTACTTGATCTTCCTCTGACTGTTCTTCTTCTTCGTAGCTATCATCCTCAGATGCATCTTCCTCAATCAGTTCTCCGATCTCTTGGTCGATTGCTTCTTCAGTAACTTCTACTGCGGGTTCTTCTTGTGGTTCTACTGGTGCTTCTTCTTGAGGAGTCAGTAGAGCCTCCATTGAGACTGCCGCTTTTTCCATGTCGGATTGTAAAGCAGTCGGTTTTTCCGTTATTGCCATTTAAATACCTAAAATGTTAAAAATTTGATTTTATCAGCTTTTACACATTATTGACACATTTTTTACACAACTTTGTGTAATCTGCCAAGCTGAGATTTTGTGATTTTTCCTTTCTCTACAATGATGCGTAGATGTTTTTCTACTTCGGGGAGTAATTTAATTGCTTTGTGAAGTGCTTCTCTATTAGTCACTTCTTCCGGTTTACTTAATAACCAAAGATTGACGTATTCGTCTTTGAGGTGTTTTATAGCTTCTTTAAATGTTTCGCTGTTTAAAATTAATTCAGCTTCGTTAGATTTTAAAATTTCTTCTTGTGATGCCATTATCTACCAAACTTATAAATGTTGCTGTAATCAATACCGGGTGAGGGAATATTAAACGATGGTGATGGTGATGGTGATGGAGCTGAGAAGTTATTGTTGTTGTTAAATGACTGAGCTGCTTCTTTTACAATACCAAGTCCGGGTATTACTGCCGGTGCTATTACATTTTCAAACAAAGATGGTATTCCTAAATTAATTGCGCTACCAACAGGAAAGGTTTCTTTATAAACTTCTTTTTTGTTTTCGCTTTGATTTATAAAATTATCTAACTCAACCTGATACTGATTTCTAACACCATCTTCTGCGGGCAGAGTAGTTAAAAAATCTTTGTTTCTTACAATGTCTTGTAACTCTTCATAATCATTAACATCTTGAACAATATCTTCAAAAACTGGCTCAGGCATACCAACTGGTGTCGTTGGATTATCTTGTAAAAATTTAACTGGAGTTTCAGGAATAGTATAAGTTGGCATTGGATCAACTGGTACATCTACTGGTTGAGGCATTGGATCAATCTCTACTGGTGCATAAGGCAAATTATCAATGAATGGATTAAATGAAAAATCTATTGGTGATGAGCTTGAACTTGGCAAATCTTCTACAACTGGTTCTACAACTGGTTCAACAGTTGGAGTAAATGGAATATCAAATAAAGTTGGTTGTAAATTATCTATTGCTATAGGTTCACCGGGAATAAATGGATCAAAAGAAACCTGCGTATTGTTTGGTAAATTTGCATTAAATAAATCTGCTAAGTTTTTAAGAGACTCTTGATCTTTAACAATTGGTATATATTTTTCAGGCATTGCAACACCTTGGGGTGCGCTTGGCATCTGAACAAAACCTTGGTTTGGTGCAGATGGTGTACCTTGAGTTGGTGCGCTTGGCATAACTGGTACTGGCCCGGGATTGTAAAAAGCAGGCGTTAAATCTGCTTGAGTATAACCATCAGGACTTGCTGCTGAATAACTCACACCCGGCGCAATCATACCCGGTACATTTTCGCCGCCAGCAATAGACTGAGCATATCGCTGACCACTAGAAAAAGTAGAGTCTTGGTTAGCATTGCCACCAACCATGTTCAAAATTTCTTTTAGGTCTGGATTCAAATTAATCATAAGTTTAATAGTTTATCAATTTTTTCGTCTATTTTGTCGAATCTATCAAAGATTCTATCCATGTCTTTGTGTAGCTCATGTTTAGTTACATACTTGGTTGGCAACTCTTCTCTTGTTTTATTAAGAAGAATATCAACTCTTTTTATCTCACCTGAGGCTGATCGTATGCTATGAATGATTGGTACATAGACCAATGTAATAAGAGCATTCCACAATATCCATGGGGAAAGTTCCATTATTTTTTTATTAGCTTTTTTAGAGCTTCCCATCTATCAGGTTGAAAATGCCTAATACATAGACCTGTTCCTATTACTATAATTGCTGTCCAAAATAAAAATTCCATAATTGTCTCCTTAATAACTCCATATCCAAGGTCTAGGTCTCGTGTTTTTCTGTGGCGATACATCTAAATGAATAAATCTACTATCGCCTTTTTGTGCAACACCTATACCGGTAAAACCAAACTTTTCTGCATGAGTAATAATTTCGTATGCTTTATAACCCCTAACTCCGATGTCAGCGGCTAAACCATCTCTATGCGCACCCGGATTAACTTTTTTCTTTTCTAGCGGGTGATCTTTACATCTATATCCCGAAGTAATCTTAAACGGGAAATTTAGTTCAGTTCTTAGTAATTGTAACTTATCTAATAATAATTCACTAATACCATTTTCACCACAATGTTGACAAGCAAACTCTTCAGGAGAAAAGTTAGGATAATTATCCCAGTTTATAGATTCTTTTTTTTTTAAAAAGTTAAGCATTACTTCTCAGGTGTTTTGTTTGATGCACCAAAATAAAAACTTATTACTGCTGATGCTATACCTGATAAATAACCAAGTATAAGCATGACTATATCATCAGAAGAATCATCGATAGGATAAGCTGTAATCATAAATATATAACCAATAAAACCAACAACAGTTAATGAACCTAAAAACTTAGGAGTCCAATCACCGCTAAATGTTTTTCTTGCGTCTTGTATGTCTTTGGTTTGTAAAGCATAGACATCTACATCTAATTCTTTCATTTGAACTTCAAAAGTTTTCTCAGCTTTTTTAAGTTCTAATAATTGTTGCGGTGTAGCGTTGTGGATTGCTTGTTCAATACTCTGTGGATCTGCTTTTACACCTAATGCCTCTGATAAAACATTAGCCGCCATACCACCTATTGGGCCACCTAAAGCAGTTCCAATAGTTGGTGCTAAAGAACCAACTAAATTTTTTATTTTGTTAAACTTCACTTTTTCTTTTTATACGAAACTTTTTTGCCAGTTCGTTTTGCAGCTTTTTTTGCGGCTTTCATTCCAGCTTTATGTATAACTGAATGTTCTTTTTCCTACTTTTGGCATAATTATCTCCTTTTCTTTGCAGTTTTTTTAGCTTGTCTAAACGCCTTTGTTTGTTGGCGCACCTTTAGATCCCGGCTTTCTCATTTTTTCACCAGAACCAGCTTTTATTCTAGCGCGTTTTTTATGAATGTTTTTATATAGAGACATAATTTTATCCTTATTTTCTTCTTGATTTAGCTCCTGAACACTTCCATCTTTTTCTTGAGAGATTATTTGGAGTGTTTGGATCGTTTTGTTTTTTCTTTGATAATCTTTTCTTTATACCAAGACTTCTAGCGCAGTATGAATCGCCTTTTGCTGTTCCGGGTTTAACTCTCGGCCCGCCACCCTTGGCTCTTCCTGCCTGTCCATAGCTAACTTTTTTTCCTGATGCAGTTACTTTTACTTTTGCCTTACCCTTTCTTGGTGTTGCCATAATTAATGTAAAGTTTTTTCTTCAAATTTAAGTATTTCTGAATCTTCGTTCACCATACCATTAGAAATAATAATCATAATTGCTAGTGCGTGGCTTTCGTCTCTAGCTTGTATTCCCGAGCCAACATAAACCATATCGTCTTCTAATATTTCTATATCAAATATTTTAGCCGCCATTATTTGTGAACAATCCTTGTGCGTTGGTCTTTGCAATTTGTCTTATGGTTTCTCTATCTCTTTCCATAAGTGCGTTGATCTCTGCTACATTGATCTGTGCGCCATACTTGGCGTTTAGTTCTGCGGCTTTAAGTCTAATGTTTGCTTCTGCTTCGTCTCGGTTTCTATCATCATCCATAATGATCTTCATGCGATCTGTTTCAGAATCTATCATGGCTTTTTGAGCCGATACTTTTGCTTTTTCCATTTCAGCTTGTGCCAACATATCTTGCGGTGTTGGTTGTGGTGGTACTGGTGGAATAGGCGCTACCTCTGAATTAATAAATGACTTAGTATCTTTAAACCCGGCTTGTTCTATTAGTTTAGAAAGCGTGTTGGAGTACTGTTGTAATGATACCAATGGATTATTTACGCCTAACTGTTGAAGTATTTGTTCTTGCTTTTGTGCAACCTGTAATAAAACAGATTGTTTTTCTGCATCGCTGGTTTTAGAAATAGCAACATTAACTACTAAGTCTTTATCACTATCCCAGTAACGAGGATCTATAGGCACAAACTCATTGTTTAACCTAATCATGTCCGGCTGGTCTTGGTGTTTAACTACCAAGCTATTAACCAGTTTAAATAAATCTTTCATGCCGTCTGCAAAATGTCGGCAGATAAGTTCGACTCGACCTTGTGCGCCTGACATAGTTGCTGAAACTGCCGATGCGGTTGAACTTTGTAAAGCGTCCGCGTTTAGTCCTGCCGATGCTTTAGATACTCCTGTTCTATTTTCTTTCGCTTCGTCTAAGTAAGAAAGAACCGGGAATGCTTCTTTGCCAACAAAAGGCACACTAAATGGTTGCACCATTCCGGGCGCTCTCATTCTAATTGGTTGTCCTATATCGGTGTTAAGAACATCGTCTATATTAACTTGTCCCTCAACAACACCCATGCGCGGGAAGATGGCGTGACCTAGACTATCAAGTGTGTCTCGCATAATTTGAGACTTAGCCGCTTGAATAGGTTTCAAGTAGTCTGCCGGACAAGAACCGATGGAGGTGTGCGGTTCGGGATCAGGACAGAAGAGAGTTATCGGAAGGTCATCCCACTGAGCCATATTTACTATGTTCAACCCGTTGCCCACAGTACATACTCTAATCCTTTCGTCTATTCCATCGCCATCTAAATCATAAAATAAATAGTGTTCTATGTATAAAACATTTTTTTGATTACCATCATTTCTACCATCAAAAATTCCATCTGAATATGGGTTTCTAGCTTCTTCTTCTTCAAAAGTTTCTGCATCGATTAAGTTACCTGAGCCGGCATACTGTTCCATTTCTTCTTTGTCGTAACCCATAGCAACTAAGTCGCTAACAGTTTTAATCATGCGGTGTGCAACATAAGGCGCACTTTCTAGATCTCTTGCGTATCTAGATATTAAAACTTCTTCGGGTGGAATGCTTTCTATACATACTTGGTCTTTTCTTTTAACTCGTCTAATCGTTAAGTCATAACTAACAGGAGACTCTTGTGTAATCTCTTCACCTGTTTCCGGATTTATAATTGTCATAGATTGCATTTGCGCAGACTCTTTAACAATCTCAACATCAGGATCCATGATTAAAACTTGGTATCCCTCCGGGGTAATATCTGTATATTCATGGGTAGATGCACTAATGCTATCGTCCCAATAGGCTTTTACAAAACCAGTTTTTCTAATAAGCGCGTCTTTAAAAACATCATACATAACTTTAAAACCGGGGTTTTTTTGTTGGATGATGTAATTAATATAATCTGTTTGCTGGGTTGCTAAAGGTATGTCTTCTGCATTGCGCGGTACAAACTCAACTATTTTATTAGTACCAAAAAAAGTGCGCATGATAGACGGCAACATAAATAAAACGCTGTCTCTAACATCGGTTGATACATATTCAGATTGCATGGAACTTTGTCCACTTGGTGATTCACCTAAATAATAATTGGTTGCTTCGGCTCTATCTTCGCCGACTTGTTCGATGTAATCTCTAGCATCGTCTAGTTCTGATTTTAATATGCCTTGAAGTTTTTCTTGATTGATTTCTTCATTGACATCTTGGTCATTGTCTTTTTTCATGTATTAACCTACTCGTAGAATTTTAGATTTTAAAGGTTTCTTGAAATTATAACCCAAAAAAGATGTGCCACCACTAAAAGTTGCGGCAGAACTTGCCATCGTCAATGCAAGTGCGTCTGCTTTGTCGGGTGATTTGATTCCTCTTTTTTTCATATCTTCTTTAGACTCTATCTTTATCTTTCCAGTAGATGTATATTTGTAGGACGGCGCAACTAATTCCGACACAAGCTCATCATCATAAGGAAGACGGCAATCACGTTGCGCCAGCCAATCTTTTATCGCGAACCACAGCTCCGCTCTTAAATTAAGATAGTTTTTTCCGGTTGCCGGAGACTCAGCAACATTAATACCTCTTACAGGTAAATTAAGTTCTGAAAGTCTATCGACCACACCACTACCTAAGCCAATTACGTCTACAAGGATTTCCTGTGGTTTTTCTATAGCGGTTGCATCATCGTATAAATTTTTAACCGCACCGCATAATTGCATTAAATCCATTGATTTGAAAGTCCTAATTTCAAAAACTGTATTACCCTGTCTTATGCATAGTGCTGAGTTATCACCGCCAAACCTAGCAACATCTAAACCCCAAATTATTGGTTCACTTGCACTAAGTGAAACATCTCTATCAACGGCTGCTCTTGCAAGTTCGATTGGTATAACCGCATCATCATCTGCCCGGGGAAATTCGCCTAAGACTTCTACCCTAGCAACAGTAGAATCTTCGCCGTATTGTTCTAGCATAGATTGAAAAAGGTTCTGATCTGTTCCCTCGACTGTTCGTGAATCAATCTGCTCTAAATTCCAAAACTTACGCTTAGAATGAAAACTGTCATGAAATGGGCCAGTGTTTCTTCTTGGGTTAGAAAAGGTAAACCAAAATCTGTTTTCCGTTGGTTCGGAAAAGAACCCCTCGGATACGCTATATATCTGCTGGGGAATACCTGATGCCTCGTCCATAATTAAACAGACTCCGTAGTTAGAGTGAATACCAGCAAAAGCGTCGGGGTTTTCTTCACTCCATAACTGCGCTTGTGCGTAGTAATACCCGGTATCTATTTTTAAGTCGCGTTTTAAGGCTTCTTCAAACCAGTTTTCAGGTTTTATTGTGGTAGCGGTTTTACTAAACCAATGGTTGTTTATAGCTAAAGTTAGCCATTTACCTAGTTCCGCCCAAGTTCTACTTCTAAGCTGCTGCTCGGTGTTAGCGGTAACTATAATTGTAGATCCTACTCTCGTAGATAACATCCATAATATTAACCAAGCAACTAGAGCAGATTTACCTATACCCCGTCCACTAGCTACTGCGAGCCTAAACATTTCGGGCGTAGGCTTTCCGTTGTTTCTTTGTATATGTGTAGAAATATCTCGTAAAATTTTTTCTTGCCACTTACGAGGGCCTGTAAATTCTTCGAGGGGTGTACCCTCTTCACCCCAAGGGAAAATAAATTTAACAAAATTATAAGGATCGTTTTTTATAGGAAGAGACCATATCTCTGCCATTAGTTCTTGTTCCTGTTTAACTCCGTACTTCATAAAAAAAAATAAAAAAAATTAGTTGATCAGTTCCGTAAATATTACCCCCGCCACTAAGTGTAAGGGGGGGTATATCTGCATTTCAACTGAGGAGCATGTTGCAGGGGTTTTCCCGACCTTACTAGCTGGCTTTACTTTTGGGGAGATAGATTTTGCCAACTACTTAACCCTTTTCATCTGTAGCTTTATGGTTAATAACCATGGGAGCTGTACGCTTAGACGCTTTATCTATAAGGTTCTTTGCTTTTAACTCAATGTTACTCGCCACCTGTTCGCCGATCCTAGTTTTTGCGCTGGTTAAAACTTGGTTTAGATCAATCGTTGCGTTTACTGTCTCCACCCGGTCACGCCAAGAGTCTGCGTCTCGGTTTTTGAGGTAAAAGATCTGCGCAGTTACATTACCCTCGTTAGCCGATTTGAATAAACTGTTCGAAACTCGCGCCAACCCACGCGCCTCGCCCCTTTTTATAGCCTCCGATAAATCCGAACTACGCTTTTTATTTTTATTAAAAGTATCCCAAGAAATGCCTAAAGCACGCGATATTTGAGTCGGCCCGAGACCTTGCGCGGCAAGTTGCTCAACCTTGTCTATATCTATAACAATAGGTTTTCTTCCGGGTTTTTTCTTAGGTTTATCCATCTTTTATATCATTAATTAACTCATTATAAGTCTTATCTAGTTCAAAATGCACTGCTTCCTTACCAGTAAAGTCTTGCCAGCGTTTAATGATCGTATCGCAATACTTAGGATCTAACTCCATAATCATGCAGTCTCTATTATGTTTTTCACAAGCGATAAGAGTAGAACCACTACCAGCAAAACAATCGTGGATTATGTCGCCGCTTTTACTACTATTTAAAATAGCTTTCTCAATTAACTCTACAGGTTTTTGTGTAGGGTGAACATAAGAAGTAGATGCATCTCTGCCCATCTTCCAAACATCAGACTGACCTTTATCGCCGTACCATTGACCACCACAGTAAAATATAAACTCGTGTTGTGGTCTGTAATTACTATTACCTAAACCAATACTTTTTTTATCCCAAACAATACAGGCTTTAGGAGTTACTTCTATAGAATCTAAAGCGTTATAAAACTCAGTATAAGTTCGCCAAGTAAAGCAGACATAAACAGCAGCACCCTCTTTAGCACTAATAACAGAGTTACTAATACTATCGGAAACCATAGTCATTAAATTATCGCCCTGTAAATCGTCGTTAATAATCATGCCATGCGCTTTAACTTTAGCACCTTTAGGACTACTTCCAGCCGCACGACCTCCTCCATAACTCATACCATAAGGCGGATCAGTAAAAACCATGTCAGACTTATTGCCGTCCATAAGTTTATTAACTGCATCAATACTAGTGCTATCACCACATAAGAGCCGGTGATTACCTAAGATCCAAAGATCACCCTCTTTAGTTATAGGATCTTCAATTAAATCAGGGACTTTATCTTCATCAACTAAACCCTCAGTAGGATCAGCGAGTATGTCGTTTATTTCTTTATCATCAAAACCAAGTAACGAAACATCAAACTCTAAGTCATTTAAATCTTCTAACTCAACTTTTAACATATCAAAGTCCCACCCGGCATTTAGAGCCAAGCGATTATCAGCTATTACATAGGCTTTCTTTTGTGCATCTGTTAAGTAGTCTAAACATATAGTCGGCACAGTATCTAAGTTTAATTTTTGAGCAGCTTGTACCCGACCATGACCAGCAATAATTGTCCCGGACTCATCTATTAAAACCGGATTAGTAAAGCCCGAACTCTTTAATACTAGCCATGATTTGACTAACCTGTTCTTTATCATGCGTCCTGCTATTACGCGCATAAGGTATAAGTTCGTCTACTGATTTATATTCAATACTAGGTTTAGTGTTTAAATTTCCCACAGAATGCTCCCGTTTTCTCATAATTCTATACTAAATCTGCCAAAAATCACTAAAAACCCCTGTTTTCTGCGTTAGTTTGCTTGAAGAATGACTAAGAGTGATACTATAATGTCTTTGTAGCCAATAAAGGCTACGCTTTTTAGGAGAGATAGAATGGATAACCCAAGAAACTTAACTACAGGCTGGTGTGAAATCACTACAAGACATCCAAACGGAAAAATGGGCGTTTTAATAGGAAACATTAGAGAAGTTGGTAAAAACACTTGTGAAGTAGAAATACCTAAATGGAATGGTAAGGCGGAAGAAATTGTTACAAGAACAATTCCTATTTGTTTTTTAACTAATACGGAAGTTTAAATATAATTTTATTTAACTAACCCCGCGAACCCCCTTAGCCGAGTCTTATACTCGGCTTTCGCGGTATAACTAACCCATTTTTATAGGAGATAGAAAATGAAAGACTTCGCACATAAATTACATAGGCCCAAACAACCTAAACCATGGAGTGATGTAGCTAGGGAAATGACAGAGAACTTAATCTTCATAACCTTAGTAGTTTTTAGTTTAATTATAATTACCGGGGCAGTAATTTAATGGCACTTATTAAATTACAAGTTACCGATAAAGATAAAGATATTTTAATTAAGGCTTTAGCCGACTTAGGAAAACCATTAGTTAAAAAACCAACCCCAACGACTGAGGATAAAAAAACCTTAGTAGCAGTAGAAAACTTAATAAAGCAAATAGCATTTCAATAGGAGTAAATTATGCAATACGCAGATAAAGTAGAAGAGCAGCGTCAACGCTTAGATAAAGAAAAGCTAGACGGACAAATAACCATGTTAGACATTAGACCGGGACGAATAGAAACTCGTTTTGCAAGCGGTCGTGTCGTTATTGAATACCCAAGGGATAAACGCAAAAAAACCAAGGTATTTAATGTGGGGGTTTTTAAGTGAAAATACATATAGTTAAAGATTATAACGAGCCATCACATACAAGATTTTTTGGCAGTAAGAAAAACGCTATAGAATATTACAATTTAATCAAAGATAAATCCTTTGTTGAATTTGAAACTATAGATGTGCAACCAACTAAAAAAGGTATTTTACGAGCCATGAGTAGAGCAACTGATATTTGTGGTGGTTCTTGTGGAGATTTAGAATGAGTCAACCTATGATTGAGATAATCGGTTTTATTTTCGGTATAGGTTTTTCAATTTGGCTTTTAGTAGTGGCGGCGGTTTATATCGCCGTCCGCTATTTCGAAGACCTTTAATCTTCCTCGGCTACTAGGTCGACTCCTAACCCTATAAGGAGAATATGTTTACGCCCTTTTTTATTCGCCTTACGCAACAACACCCGCTCATCTTCGAGTGCTAACCATATAACTTTCTTCTCTATCAACGAGGTAATGCTTTTACCAACTGTCTTATGGTGCAAGTTAGTCATTTTAGCTAAATAACTAAAGCTATCTCTACAAGACATAGATTCCGCCCGGTGGCGCTCACAGACCGCCCACAAAACCAAAGACTCTGCCGCTGTAAGGTTATATAGCTTGTTTGTTCCGATCCTGCGCCTAAACCACTTCCAAACTACGCCCTTTAGCTTGGAATAATTCTTATACTTCTTCGCAACGCCGTAACCGATAAAGCCAGCTATCCTTTTTCCGCTACTTCGGTTGTTATCCACCAAAACTTGGCATCCAACTAAGCAACCCCCTTGAGACTTACCTTTTGCTCTTCAAACCAAACATTAATCAACTGCAATGAACCAGGACAAATACCATAAACTTTTTTTCTTTTATCTCCGTCAGTTCCCTTACAAAAAAACTTCCTTGCCACATAATCATTTAAGATACTTCCAACTGTCGACCGAGAACCTAAACTGCTCGGCAATCGCTTAATCAATATCTCAAAATTAATCTTCTTTTCCTCTAAATGTCCTATTCCAACCTCTAACATAATCGCATAATGCAATGGACTTAATTGCATAAACGAGATAATGCCTTTTTCTCTCTTCCCTCTATAAAAATATTCTCTAGCGGAAATCATTCTATCTTTTAATTGTTTCATATTTTCCCCTAACTTTTTTTGCGAAATCTTATACACATTTACCCATTAAATTTATCCTTAAACTTTACCTGTATTTATTTAGGGAAAATGGGCCATGCCCATTTCTCCCTATATGGTATGTTATGGATATAGGGAACTTCTAGGGTAGTGTTGATACCCTAAAAACTCCCATCTACTACCCTAAATGTTCCCATCTACTTTATTATTACGATCATATTTAGTCTTATCTTTATGCATTTTAGACTTAGCATGACCGGGTGTTTTCTTTCTTGCTTTTGCCTTATCGCCAAAAATACGCTCCCAGTTATCTTTATATTCTTGTGAGTAAGATCCCGGACGCGGCATGTCCCCTTTACCCATGATGTTCACCTCCGCGTCTTATTGGTTCGTCTAATGGATCATCTTTTGGTGGATAAGCATTAACAACAGCTCCACAATTAAGACACTTAAAAGTTAATTTAAGATCAAAACAATCGTTATATCGACTGATATCTTTCTCTCTTTCCAACTTCATGTTGGCATTACAATTAAAACATTTCATTTTGCTCTTGATCCTCCCGGTAACTGTTGAACATCAAACCAACCACATGGATAATTAATCATTTTTTTTACCTCTAGTTTTTATTTCAAAATGGTTGATTTTATTATTATCAACCGCCTCTTTAAACTTTTTCTTTAACTCATCATGGTTAAGGTTTATCGCATCCTCTATAAATATAACTGCCTTAACTGTGTCTTTATCTAACATTAATTCCACTCAAATGTTTTTGCAGCATCTAATACTTCTAATGCCGCTTGTTCCGGTCTCCTGATTAAAGTTTTAGTACTGTAATCTACGCCACCGCTGTTACTTTTAACCAGTGCTGCTTTAACAACACTCATCCTATCGTAATCCATACCCTGTTCAGCGCAAATGCGCTCGCAGGTTTCCTCATCGCTAACCCACATTACCGCACACCACCTAGCGCTGTCGATTATTGCGCTGGCCCCTCTTACTTCGGCTCTATGGCTCATAGCATCATCAGAGTCGTTGGTTAGTGCGCCTTTATTAAGGTGATGTATCGTAATAGTCGCTACGCCTAATCGTGCGCTTATATTAGCGCAGTAACTACCCCATAGCTGGGAAACCTCGTTACTCGACGATACAGCTGCCTGTGGTAAACGCTTGCAGGGGATCAAAAGCTACCATAACCAAGTTAGGAATGCTTTTTAGTTCGTCCGGTTATTTCTATAGCTTCCGGTGTTAGTCCCTCTTCTCTCAATAATATTAATGGTTCTTTCATCTCCGGTACGGGTATGACATAAACATCATAAGGCGAATCAAATCTCTTGCCGTCCGGATCTAAAGAATCTATGCGCCTGTGTACTTCAGATAAATCATCTTCTGCGCAAAATATTGCGCTAGAACCCCTTTTAAGTATTTTCTTGCCCCACCAAGTGCCGCCTGTGGCGATAGCTAGACTAAGCTGTAGTAAACTCATAGACTTGCCACAACCACCGGGAGCGGCTAGGACACCATTTTTAGCGAGGGGAATGAACTGGTCTACCAACCACTCGATTTCGAGAGGAGAGTTTACGAGGTTACGAATGGCATAGCTTTTAATATTAAATTTACTGTCTAATATCTCCGCCTTGACCTGCTCATTCCCTAATTCATTAGCTAAATCGTTATAGTCACCCGTTATAGAGGGTAAACGCACAACACAGTTAGCTATACTGTTACAAACTTCATTCGCTTTAGTGTTACCGACCTTATTCGTATCGTTATCTAAAGCTAAAATAAACCTACACTTATCGCCTAGAGCCTCTCTAAGCCTGTTTAAGGCGATATTACAAAAATTAGCACTAAAGACTACTAGGCAAGGAACATTCGTTGCCTGCCAAACTGACGCTCCCGTTGCATAACCCTCTACCACTATTAAGCTATCTAAGTTAGCAAGATCCTGCACCTCGCAACCTATTAAAAAAACATTTCCTTTTATTTCTCCGCCACCAACAAAGCGTTTAGTGTTTTCCTTTGTCCGGGAAGATATATTGAAGCGACTTTATTCGTTTAGCTAATGTTCCATTATCATTTTTGGTGATAGAATACACCGGCACTAACAGGTTGCCGTTAGCTTGCTTTAAACCATAACTTTTAACTTTTTTATCCGTAAGGTATTTATGTTCTGTAACCTCTTGAGCCGTATTAAATTTTTCTTCAGCATATACGCTAACCTCTTGTTGCTTTATTCTCTTGCTCTCTTGAATCCTCTCTTGTGCTTGATTAAGTTGAGTCTGTAGTTTTACCTTGTCGGCTTGACTTAGTTCTTTCTCGCTGTAACTAGTCATTTTGCCCTCGAACCCGGAGCGCCAGTTACCGAATACACATACCCAAGCATCATCTAGCTGGTTAAATACATACCAACCTGACTGCTCGTTACTTTTGTCCGGTCTAACGCCTGCCGCCGCTGAGACTTTTGTTCGTATTAGTTCCCCGGTGGTTTCTATAAACTCAACTTGTAAACCATGAGTTTGCATTTCAGCGACTAACTCGCTTATGGACTTACTCTTATCTACAAAAGCAAAGTTTTGATCTATAACTAATCCGTCTTTACCAAAATATTGCGTTAGATCAGTCACTTTTACTCTCACCTGTCTTTGCTTGATGATGAGCATGGTTTAAATAAGAGCGCACTATTCTATGAACAAAAGTTATTCTTTGTTCTCTAGTCCAGTTATGAAATGGTGTTGTTTTCCAAGAACCCGTCTTTTGTTGTTCTTCTAAGTAAACTTCCTTGGCTTGATCTAAAGCGTAATCTAATCCCTCGTCGTTTATCTGTGCAAAATTTTTTATCTCTTGCATTTTTTCTCCTCGTTGTATTTTATCTAGGTGATCTAATGAACACCCCCCATAAGTCTTTCCTTGAAATTTGGTGTACATAGGAGCAGCCAACCTGTGGCAGTAACCACATAGAGTTGGCCTCCTATAAGCCAAGTCAAAATTAAAAAGGGATAGCGTCGGAGATTTCCGAGTCATCATCCTTAACTTCTTTTTTTACCTCTTCTTTAGCTTCCTCTTTTGAAAGAGGTGCGCCCCAAGTACGACCATATTGTTCATCTATTTCTAGATAACCTTTTTCACCTCTAATTAAGTCAGCAGAAACAGTTTTACCTAAAAACTGGTCTGCGCTTTTGATAGAGTTTACCCCGGCGGCATTACCAAATAGTTTTAAAGAAGTTCTACCTCTTTCAACTACATCCTCTTTAGGGTGTTTAAGAGTAAATAGTGAATTAACATTGATAGTAGTTCCGTCTACTTCAAATATAATTTTCATACCCTCCCACCCTTTATCGTTAGCCATCATCTCGTGACCAGCGTAATGAAGATTGTATCTTCCCGGCTCTAAAGAACCGCCGCCGCCACTTGATTCGACATCGTTAGTATCAAGGGGTTTCCCCCCGTTATATTGCGTTAAATCTGTCATGTATTCCTCCATATAAATTTAACTTTAAAAAAAACTTATCCGAGGTCGTACTCTTCAAAGTCACCTGTGCGATCAATAAGCAGTTTAAGATCCTTAATAATTTCTACTAATTCCTTATTACCGCCTTGGGGCAAAATGTGATCGTCTTCCCCGTTTTGTTCCTCGACATGGCTCAATAAATCTTTAGATTTTTTAAGATAATAAAGAGCCGTATCGTGACTAATGATTAAAGCCATTAAGATTTATTAATGAGTTTGCCGATTTCTTGCCAAGTTTTCTCGGCGCGTTCAACAAAGTCATCACCCTCTTCTACTACTTCTATAATTTCAGGAAGTGCGTAGCGATTTTTTGCAACTGCTGCAGGAGACTCTGTCGTTAGTAGTACTCTCCCGGATTGAACAGTTTTATTGGTTAAACCTTTATTGCCTTGAACCTTAACAGTACCTTTACGATAGTTAAGAAATAAACACATATCCGATGCTTCTAAACATAAAGCGCTGGCGTGTTTATTTAGTTTAAGTTCGTGGCGGTCATAGACCTCAGTTAAAGGATCGTGAAAGGGTTTAATTTGGTTATGAGCAATTAATACAATCCTCATACCCCTTTCATTTCTTAACTTATTAATAAGATCAAGAAACTCTCTCCAATACTTTTGTGCTTCGGTATAACCACGACCATAACCAAAACTTTCTATCGATTTCTGATTATGAGCTTCGCAAGTTTTAGCATGTATTAAAGGCTCTAACCAATCTAGACTATCAACCACCAAAGTTCCGTAAGGTAACTTATCTAATTCAACTAAGTATTTTAGATAACCTGTAAAAGTATCGTAATCTTTAGCTAAATCAAAATGAGGTATGTCTCTGTGTTTAGTTAGTATTCCTAAACCCTCCTCAGTTTGTAAAACTATAGGATCTTTAGAGCCAACCGCCAGTGTAGTTTTACCTAACCCGGAAGGGCCATAGATAATTACTATTGGTTGTTTTGCTTTTGCCTTGGTTTTTATAGCGGCTAAACTCATTTCTTCACCCCCTTACTAGGTTCAACAATTTTAGGTTTAGATGAATACATCTGCCTTAAATTAGCCGTCGCATCATCCATAAGCAGTTTAAATGCTTCTTCCGTAGCAACTACAAATCTAGACACTTCAACTGTGTCCGCCATATTCAAAGACTTTAATGCAGATATTTGTTTATTAAAATAAACAGCTCTTTCTGCATAAGGTCTCGTTCTGTCCGTCAGGTCTTTTTCGTAAATCTCATGCTCTTTTCCTGACTCATCTGTCCAAGCATAGATAGGTTTCAACTTTTCATTCATCATTTCCTCCAATGAAAGTTTTATAAGTTTCGCAAGTTTTGTTCTGTTTAAGAACACAAAACTTGCACCAGTCCCCGGCATGAGCGTTAGGCTCTTCTCCCATTGCTTCATCACACGCAGGTTTTAGAATATTTTCCGCCCAATCGATAAGATCGATAGCTTGAATATCCCAAGTTCGTATAAAGCCGTCCTTATGGAATGCTCTTTTGTTTGGTTGAACTACAGTTAGTTCTAAAACTGTATTCTCGTTTCCGTATCTAGAAAGACAGGCTATGGCATAAGACATAAGCTGCTCATTAAAAATAACATCAACGGGCCAAGCGCCTGACTTTAAGTCGGCTACTACCATTCTATTATTTTCGCCCAGTATTACTGCGTCAGCCGTACCCCATAAATCGTCATGTATTTCGTTAGCGTAAACTTTTTCTTCTATTAATAATTTTCCGTTTAGTTCTTCGGCGCGGTTTTTTATGTAATCTACATAAGTTTCAACTGTAAAAATATCGTCTTTAGTTATCTCAAAACTGTAACCCTCTACTTCAATAGTTTTGCCTAAATAATAATCTTTAAGATCTATTCCCTCTAACCTATCTTTCAAAAGTGTTTCGCACATTTCATGTATTGCTGTACCCCTAGCTGCTGGGAGTGATGGATTGCTACCAGCTTCTGCATTAGGTTTTGCAGAATAAGGACACCTTATAATTCTATTTATACTACTCGGTGATAATATCGCGTGTGCCAATGTTGTACTCCTCTCTCATAATTGCCGCCCATAGTTCGGTTGACATAGTCGATGCTATGTTGAAATCTTCTAGGGGAAATAATTTATTTTTATGTGCGTAGACATCCGGGATGGCTACTTTCCAATCTGACCTATCTGCTCTAAACCATAGGCAGGGTAACAAATTTACTTTTAATGCTTGTCTTACTGATTGATCCCACCAGTTTTTTAAATCAGCTTGTGATACTGCTTTGCGTCTTTTGACTTCTATGGCATATGCTGGACAACCCAGTAAATCATGCCCGCCACCAAATGTTTGACTGTAATTAACCTCAAGTTTTATACCTAGCAGGCTATCTATGACATCTATCACTTCTCGTTCTCCTCTTCTCCCCTTGTTCCGGGAATTAATACTCACTAAGCGTGTATTGGTTTTTTATACGACGCGTTTTCTATGGACTCTATTTCGTCTAACGAATACCAAACCTTTTGACCTATTTTAAAATAGCCGGGTGCGTGACCATGCGCTCTTTTGTTTGCTAAAGTACGAACAGAAACACCCCACCTTTCACTAAGTTCTTTAGGCGTGATTTTTTTAGTGTCCTCTAAAATATAATTGTTATTCATTGTGCTTAACTCCTGTGGTAAGATTTTACCTCTAAACATTTTAATAATGCAAGTGAGTGAAAGAAACTAATTCAAATATAATAAAGAAATTTTCTACTTAAAAAGATTCACGAAAAATTATTAATAAAATTTACAGATAATTAAGGAGCAGAAATGTCTATAGATGAAGCAACAGTAAAAGAATGGGATGCAGCAGTGAGAGCAACTAGAAAACAAGTCGGGGGGATGCATTACAAAAAAGTTTCTAAAGGAATGCAACCAGTAGAATTTAGTTACGCTCATGGCCTCTCGCCTAATTTAACCAATGTAGTTAAATACATAGTAAGAGAGAAAGATGATCGTATAGGCGATTTATTAAAAGCTATTCATTACATAGAGTTAGAACTAGAGTTAGTTCATAAGGTAGATCCCACCGGGAATAAATTAGCAGAAGAAGATTCAGATGAGTTTATACAATTTTGCAAAGAACAATTCTTTTTATACAAAAGAGATCAAGAGGGTAATTTAAACTGGTATCAATTTGTCGGTGAGAATTACAATTTATTACAAAAACAATTTAATAAATGAATCCTTACAAAATCGATGGGCCAGCGTTAATTAGTTTTAGCGGTGGAAGAACATCCGGTTTTATGTTGTGGAATATTATTCAAGCACATGGCGGATCTCTTCCTGAAGATATTCATGTGGTATTTGCTAACACCGGGAAAGAAGCACCTGAAACTTTAGATTTTGTAAATGATATTTCTAAAAAATGGGGCATAAAAATTAACTGGCTTGAAATGTATTTAGGAGATGAAAGACCGATTTATAGAACCAAAGAGGTTACTTACGAAACAGCGGCTAGAAATGGAGAACCTTTTGAGGCTTTATTAGACCATAGAAAATATTTACCTAATCCTGTTACAAGATTCTGCACATCTGAGTTAAAAATAAAAGTTATGTATAGATTTATGAGAAAAATTAAAGGTTACAAAGATTGGTACAATGTAATTGGTCTTAGATATGATGAGCCTAGAAGAGTCTCAAGTGCTATGAAACAGTATAATACTTGGACTAATCTTACACCCATGCATGACGCTAAACATACTGTTGAAGATGTTTCAAATTTTTGGAACAGTCAAAATTTTGATCTTAACTTAACCAACGCAAATGGAAAAACACCAGCCGGAAATTGTGACTTATGTTTTTTAAAAGGCATGGATACAACTATTTCAATTTTAAAAGAAAGACCTGAAATGGCTGATTGGTGGATTAAACAAGAACAAAAATTTGGAAAACATTCAGGTGCAACTTTTAGAAAGGATCGTCCAAATTACATAAGATTATTAGATATAAGTAAAACTCATCAAACATTGTTTAATGACGATGACCAAATGACTTGTTTTTGCCACGATTAATAAAAAAATAATATGAAACACGAAGAAATAATGAGATTTGCTTTAGTTGGCTTAATTTGTAGCATTATTGTGCTTATAAGCCTTTAGATCGTTTCTAAGCGTTTTATTGTTTAGTTAATACTAAACCTTAGACCAAGCCAACAAAACGCCACTACCGGCTTCCTGTAAAGCCGTTTTTCTCTAAAATTAGTAAAATTAGCCATTCATGTATTTTTTCTGAATATAATTACCAACTATCTGCGCGTTCTCCATAGAGTCCTCTTCAAATATGTGCGCGTATCTTTGCGTCGACTGTAAATCAGCATGACCTAATAAATCGCCAGTCTCTTCTAACTTACTTAACGACTTACGCGCCCAACTGCCGAAGCTATGTCTGAGGTCGTGCATTCTTACATCTTCTATCCCGGCGGCTTTTCTTATACTCTTCCACATTCTAGCTGGCTCTTTAATACCAAAAATAGTTTCTGTATCTCTAGGTATAGAGTTAATAATATTTAACGCTTGGTTAGATAAATAAATAACTCTTGGCTTTCCGTCTTTATCGGTTTTATGTTCTTTAAGAATAATTTTATTTATATGTAAATTGCTCCACTTAGCTTTACCTAGTTCGCCTTTTCTTGCACCGGTTAAAATACATAACCAAATAAACTTAATAGAGTTTGGATAGTCTGTACTTTTTGCTCTAGCGTTTAACTCAGTTACCAAGTTATTTAATTCTAACTGTGTTAAATATCTTTCTCGTTTTTCCTCTTTATTTTTTTTAACAAAAGTAGCTGGATTAACTTCTGTTAAAGATAAAGCTATAGCATTATTAAAGGTGGCCCGAACAAGATCCACAACTCTATTAGCAGCATATTTATAATTAACAGATATATCATCATGCATTCTTTTAATATCACCCCTGTTAATATCTTTTATTTTTTTACTGCCGATCGGTTTGTTAATGTACTTGTCATACATTCTCTGCATATCATCAATACGCTTAACACCTCTTTTGCGACAGTCTGTTAAGTAAGATTGAAATATGTCTTTAAAAGTTTCGCCTAACTTAGCCTCTCTGCGATCCTGCATGGGATCTTTGCCCCTAGCTATATCGCCCAAAAGCATATAAGCCATATCCCTAACAGCGTTTATTGGTAAATCCAAAGACGCTATTTTCATTTCGGTTTTTTTACCAGCTATCCTGTAGTAAAGATAATAACCAGTTTTAGTTTTTCTTAATTGTCGTATGTCCCGGTCGACTTGGTATCTTGCCATTTTTTGCTCCATTTTAAATGTCTTATTCCAAAATTTTCACTCGCATTGCGCAAGTTAATTATTTTCTTTTCGAGGTCTGTATAGGTCTCCCAATCTATAACCTCGGTTCTTGTTCTCCCGCATCCCTTACAACGATCATCGTCAGGCATAACGCTAGTAGAACAAACTCCAATACAAGGGTTATCTGCAACGCTCACACACTTACCTAAAGTTTTAGATAAAGATGTAAATGTTCCAGTTTCCGCTTTCATAATAGTTGTAATCCATCCGCCACTCATCCGCCAAAATAACAGTAACAAGTGTGAATGATTATTACCTCTGTCATAGATTATATTTCCAAAAGAGTCAAAAAAGCAAGGAATTATGCGGGTAAAATGATTGAGTGTGATGTGTAGTTATTTGTTAAGATGTGCCATTTAGAAAATCCCAAACCAGGTGCGCTACCAGACTGCGCTACTCCCCGAACCGCAGTTTTAAGCCAAAAATAAGCCTAAAACCAGTTATGAAAAATTACTTATATATACTCATCCGCCAGCTATCCGCCAAGCTAATTTAACTCCGCCATAGCCAAGTCTAAGCTATCTAATGAGTTAGTATTTTTCATAGTTTCGTCCGATATAGTAGTTTGAGTTTTAGCGCAAGAAAAAGGATAAAAACATATGGTCTGATGTTTAAGAGAAACTAAAGCATAAATGTCTATATTGCCTTTATTATAGTTTCTATTTTTTGTATGAGATCCCCGTCGAAAATCAAAACGCCAACCCCTATCATGAGTACCTATTTTACTCTTGGTTTTGACTTGGCATTTATAAATCTTATCTTCCCACTCAAATAATATGTCTGCATGAGAACCATGCGGGATAACTGAAACTGTATCGGATACTAAAGAAAGAACCGAAGCCGTCAAGAATTCGCCACTACGACCAATCCTCTCGGTTGTTCTAGACATAACTTATTCGTTTAGTAAGCCTTTTTGAGTGTAATCTTCTTCTATGATTTCTTGTATTTGATCTGATGTAAAACCAATACCAAGTAATACTGATGTAGATGCTTGCAATGGTTGTCCTGAGTTCATAGCAAAATCTCTAACAATTTGTTTTGTTGCTTTACTAGACATAATGCTTGAAATTGTTTTAGGTAGCAAGTAAGCACCTGCGAATAAACTAGCACCAGTTGAAACATCCCCGGTAACAAAACCACCACCTGCACCTAAACCTAAAGCCGTAAAAAGTTCTCTTACTGCATTAGCAGAAGCAGTATTTGAAAAGTTTACTGTTTTATTTGCTTCTTTAAATCCTTTTGCAACTTGATCAATATCATCTACTTTAGTTCCTAAAGATTGTATTGTTACAGGAAGTTCTCCTGTTGGCCCTTTTAATTTATTTAAGTTAGTAACAGTTTTACTAATACTTAGATCGCCTGCTGTATCTCTAGTTAAATCATAAAATTGTTTTTCACCAATAATTTTTAATTGATCTACATTTCCAAACTTTGGAAGAAAAATTTCGTCTAAAGTTCTGTTATAAACAGACGGCTCAGTTGTTAAACCATTAACAACTTTATCGTAAATTTTTTCGCTAGGAAGAAGGTCTTTACCACTATTTCTAGAAATAATTGGTTTAATTTGTGTATCTAAAACATTTATTCCTTTTTTATAAAAGTCGTTGGATAGTTTTGCATATTTAAGCGCATCACCACCAATGCTTTCAGCGGCTTTAAACATATCATCAGTTAAAGCACCATAAAGTTCTTTTAAACCAGCTTGTGACGGAGAAGTACCAACTACAAAAGTGCCTTTTAATTGCTTGCCTATTTCGGTTCTTAAAGATGCTATATCTTTGTAAGATAGTTGTACTGGCCCATCACCAAATACTACTTTTAATTTATCAGCAAAATCTTTACCAAATACATCACCTAGTTCCTTGTTATTAAACTTAAATTCACTTTTTCTTAGAGCTTTTTGTAAACCGGGTAACTTAAATACATCGTTGGGGTTAATATATTGACCTAGCTTATTATATAAAGCATCTGATCTTTGCATAAAATCTGTTTCAAATTTTCTTGCAGCATTTAGAATAATATCTCCTGCGGCTTCTTTGCTGTATTGACTACCTAAAGAAGTTAAATCATCTATTGCAGTATTAAGCTGGTTAATTCCATCTGTATAAGACTTAGTAATTGAAGATCCACCAGTAGTAGCAGATAAGCCACTTTCTATTTTGGCAGTATTTTTTCCACCAGTAACACCTAAAGGTAAATTATCAATACCAAGGTTATCAGCTGATGTTTGTATAGCTTTAGAGGTAGCGTTATTAAAAACTTTATCAAAACCTGTTCGTAATATTTGTCCTCCTTTAGCTATTGGGAAAGGTGTAACGGCTTCTATAGAACTTTGAAAAGCTAAGTCTCCTGCATACTCGCCTGCGGTTCTTGTATCTTCTGTATCTTCACCAAAAAACTGTCTTAAAGCTGCATCGTAAAGTTCGCCGGCTATAACAGATCCTGCCGCACCACCAGCCGCAACTCCAATAGGAACACCTGCAACAGTTGGAGAAGTAGCTAAACCACCTGCAACCATCCCGGGAACAGATCCTATTATTTCAGATGCTACTCTTCCATATTCTAAAACATCGCCAAAATCAAAACCCTCGGGGTTAAACAAAGTTTTCTGACCAGTGCTAGGGTTTTTAAAAATATAATTACCTTCGCCAAAAGGAAGAGCTTCGGGATAATATTTTCTAAGTAATTTTAATTTATCTTCGGGTTTTTTATATGCGCTAATAGTTGCTCTAATTTTTTTAGGTGCGCCTGTCTCGGTATCTATTTCACCGGGATCAAAAGTTAAAGTGCCTTGTGGTAAAGGTGGTGTAGAAACAGCGCCTGTAGGTAGAGGTGGTATAGTTGCCATATTACTGCGCTGGAGTTCCGTCATCTTTGTAAACCCACTGACTTCCGTCTTGGCTTACAGTTATTTCTCTGCCGTTTTTATAATATTTTTTTGGTTGATTTTGTGTTTTTATCTCCACTGGATCTTGTCCTAATTCTTTTAAACCTTTATTTTTAACTTTCATTGCAGCAGCTCTTAATTGTCTAAGTTGTAACAAAGTTCCCTCGTTACCACCTTTTAATGCCTGTTTTATTGATGTTGGATTTCCTATCCAATTTTCTAATAAGTCTAAATCAGGCCCAGCTAAAACGCCAAGCTCTGCATAGTTTTTTAACTCTAAAAGTACTGAATTATATAAACTGTCTATCTCTGCTAAATCTTTTCCAAAAGTTAAAACACCGGGATCTATTCTTAAAATTCCATCTTCTAGGTCGTTTAGTTTATCTACAACACCATCTACAACATCAATATCTTTTTCTACAAGTTTTCTTCTTTCAGCAGTTATACCAACTGTTTCAGTTATACCTCCATCTTTTGTGGTTGTATCTGTTGATGCAGAAGTTGTATCTGTTGATGCAGAAGTTGTATCTGTTGATGCATCTGTAGAGGTTAGAGGCGGTTCAACTATTTCTGTAGAAGTTGGCGCAGGATAAATGCTTGGATCTAAACCGGGTACTGTTCTTGTTACAGGTTGACCTGACTCGTTAATATAAGTGCTAGTTTTAGGTTTAGTAAGTTGGTTGTATGCTACTTTGTATGTTGTAGAATTTCTAACCTCCGGACTATTTTTTCCCTGTTCTAAAATATTTAAGTACTGTGCGTCTAAGCTAGTTCCCTCAAAAGTTCCACTTCCCATGTTTTTAGCAACCGCAGTTCTTGCAGTATCAACACCAAGCAAGTCAACCATGCCCTGATATTGTTGTCCTTGTGGTGATTTTAAAAATTGTTTAAATTTTTCGTCTTGTATTCTTTTATCTTTAACAGCTTGCTGAGTAACTAGTCTTTGTTGAACCTGTCCCATGCGAGACGGATCACCTGACATTTGTGCTGCTCTAATAGAAAGTCTTTGTGCTAAATCTTGTAAGCCTTGATTTTGTCTTTGCAATCTTTCCTGCTCAGTCATTGGTGCGTTAGGATCGTATCCTGCAAAACCAACTAAACCGGAAGATATATTGTTTTTAAAATTGTCAAATAAAGCCATATTTATGAACCGAATATGCTAGGAAAAGCTGTTTTTAAGTCTGAGTAAGTACCCAAAGTTGCTGCAGCTTTATCTAGTCCGCTAGGCGAATATGATTGTGTTGTAGTAGATTGATTAGGCATACCGAACACCGCGCCTGATAATAAACCAAGTTGCTGAGGCCCATAATTAAGAGCGCGTATAAATTCATTGTAACCTGCATCCATACCTGCTTGCTGTAGTCCTTGCTGTTGAGCGCCAATACCTGATAATAAACCAAGGTTTCTATATTGATCACCAAGTTGGTTATTAAGTAAGTTTGCTCTAAAACCTCTGTTTTGAAAATCTCTTGCCATGTCATTCTGTGCAAGTTGTGTCGCTTGATTGAATCCTGACTGTCTAAGGTTGCTAGATGTTCTAGCGGCAGCATCTGCAAAATTTCTATTTGTTTCAGCTTCTAATAAAGCAGACCTAGATCCACCAAAAGCGCCAGCACCGATTGCCCGGTCTTGATCACTTTGTAATCTAATTTGTCTTGCTCTATCTAAGTCATTTAAAGACTGGTTAATTACCTGCTCATTAAATGGGTTTTGATAAGCGCTAATATCGGTATTAAGTAAACTTGGTGCTTGTTGATTAGCTAGGTCATTTAACCCGGTCATTGGGTTATATTCCATTGATCTATCAAACAGGCTTCTTGTTTGATCAAAGCCTCTTAACTGATCAGGATTAAACCCGGCAACTCTTGCGCCTGTATAGGGTACAAAAGGCTGACCGGCTATGCCTTTAGACCTATTATATAAGTCCTCGTACATTGCCATCTGTCTTGGATCTGTTGCAACGGATGTTGAAGATCCGCCTTTATCACCACTAAACGCAGATTTTGCTGCAGCGCCTGCTGTGATACCTGCTATAACTGTTTCTATTCCCATTATATTTACCTATAAGTCTTTTTTTATTAAGTAAGCATCTTCAAAACCTAAGTGCTTAATTTTTCTTAGCCAAGATTTACGACCACCGCCATAAAGTCTTTTGCATCCATTATTTCTTGCAAAATGTTCGATGCTAGGCAACATTTCTTCTAGCTCTGAATAATCACCACCGCAGAAAATTAAATTTAATGCTTTAAACTGTGGGTATTCAGCAAAACCTGTGACCATAGCAGACTTTTTACCTGACCACAGATGGAATAATCCATGTCTTATTTTATCCTCTACATCACTAATTGTATAGGAATCTTGAGTGTCAATAGCTTTATCAATTAAATGTTTACACTTTTCCCACTCTATTTCCCAGTCTTCCTTACGCGACTTCGGTGGTAGAGAGGTTTCCGCTATTGTCGACTTCGATTCTATACTTAGTTCCATTTGGACTCACTAAAACAACTTCTGTTTGATCGCCACCATTGGCTTCAACTCTTTCGCCTTTTTTAAAACTTAAACCATCTCGATATTCTATTTCTGTTACTAAGTAACTCTGATACTGAGGACTATAAGTTTCACCGGGTTTAGTTAAGGCTCTTCTTGCCATTATCTTTTGCCTCGGTTTCTTAAATTTAATCTTATTCTACCAACTTTAAAATCTTGTGTAGTAGTTCCTGTAACTTTCATAGATACTTGTCTTGCTGTAAACCGGGCATCTGTATATCCGTCAGAATCAAAACTAAAACTTCCAAAGTCTTGTTCTGCGCCTAAAGGTGTAAATCTACCTTTAAAACTAATTGTTACACCCGGAAGAGTATTAGCTTCTTCGTCCGGAAGTATTTGATTACACTGCACATAGTTATCACCATTACCTATTTCAATCGGGCCACTTGTTGCAAAAGGTACGGCAGAACCAATGTTTGTTGAGTTACTTAATGTTGTGCTTTCATGCTGATACACAAAACCATCGGCATCACAAGCAATCGGATAATCAAACACGCCTTGGTCAATCCAACAACCTCTGTCCATAGTTCCTATAGACCAAGTATTCTCTGCGTAGTTCCATATAACATATTT